TGCCATAATTAACTTTCGTATAAATCTTTTTTAGCTTTATATTCATAACCTGCACTAGCTATACTTGCCCATCCACCAAATTGTTCTTTACGTCTTTGAGATGCAGCTATATCTTGTGCATAACCAATATCACCAACTTTAGTTCCAACATTTAATCTTATTGTAGCAAGATCTTTTTCAAATGTTTTTGTTACATCTTCTTGTATATTTAAAAATGATCTACTATCCATTGAAAAACCAGAACCTGCTTGTGTTGCTTTATTAGCAGCAATTGTAGCTCTGTAAGTTTCACGTCTTTCATCAGCTTCTTGTCTAGCAATATCTTCAGCAGCTTTCTTTTGAGCTTCATATCTTTGAGCTTCTATCTTAGCTTGTTTTTTAGATTCTTTAATGTCGTAAACTGTTTTAGCAGCAGTTACTACAAACATAGTTACTGGATCAGCACTCATGCAAAAACTACCTCCACACTCATTCCTAATACTTTAATAGGTAATGGATCATCTTGTGATAATGTTACAGTTGGACTTTTATCATAACCTAAAAAGAAAAACTCTTTCTTTTCTGTTACTGGTGTTAAGTCCGAACCAGCATTGAAATTAACTTGTTGGACTACTAAAGACTTGGCAGTTCTGTCTGATGCTTTTACAGTTAAGTCTAAAGCAGAATTAAGATCAATGATGGCTCTCGAAATTCTTCTAGGTAATCCAGTTAATGGACCTTCTGGTAATTCTTTATCAATTGGCATTGTTTCTATCACAGGTGTATAATTAAATCCTATTTTAACCCCAGTTGCTCTAGGGTTGTTTAAAGTAATAAAGTTAGTACCAGATACAGTAAACGCACCTAAACTACTATTACCTTCAACACAGTTAATACTAGCATTTGTATATATAGAATTTACAGAATGTAAATGACCTTTTACTATAGTAATAACAGCATTATCAGCAGGAGATGCTGCTAAGTTTTGATCTAGATTTAAAGTATAAGTTCCACCACCATTATCTGTTACTGCTTGTATAGAATATACAGTTGCATTACCAGCTATACTAAATGTTTCATGTACTTGTGGTGCAGATGTAAAACCATCTGTAATTAATACAGCTCCACTTTGTGAAGCTCCTTTTACTAAAGGTGTACCTCTTTGAGATACTGTTGATGTTAAACTACAATCTAATGTAAGTGTATCATCATCTGCAAATCTTTCTAATGTATAAACAGTTGAACCATTTAAAACTCTTTTACAAGCTACTACAAGATATTCATTTAAAGCAATAACTGAATGAAAAGAATCATTTTCTCTAGTTGACCATAATCCCCAACCTGCAATCTTTTCATCTCTTACTGAATGAAATATTGCCATTGCTCCACTATGTGTTGTACCATTGTTTAAAAAGAAAGCATATTGTTCTGGTCTTGTAAAATTACCTTTAATGATTGCTATTTGTTTAGGACTATCAATAAGATGTTCTGCAAGAATAGATACAGATGTTGATTTATAACCATCTTCAATATCTGAATAAATAAATTCTCTAACTGACTTACCATTCTTTTGAACAAACCCTGCTGCTTGATCAAACATAACTGGTGCAGTTCTACCAATACCATATGGTGTTTGTCTTAATACTGCCACATTACCTGGAGTAATAGTATTGTCTGTTGCTCTTGGTACATAGTATTCACCACCATCTGTAAATACTTGTAGATCTTTACCAGATAAAAAATGTCTTACTTCATTAACTTCTGAACCTGCAATATCTATATCAATAGATTCATCAGCAGCTCCAGATCCTGTATCAAAATTAAAGTACTCAGATATTCTAGAAGCTAGTACAGATGCAGGTCTATCTTTAACACCACCTAACCATAATCTATTATTATGAAATGTAACTGCTTGAGGAAAACCACGAATAGAAGATATAGTTTGTTCTTTCCAATTAAAGTGTGGACCAGTTCCACTTATAGCTTCAATAACAGTTACAGTAACTTCTGTTGAGCTTGTATAACCAGTAACAAAAACTTGTTTACCATCTACTTCTAAATATGTATTTGCATATGCAGATGTAAATGCTGCAGCTGATGCAGTAAGAGTTCTTCCTGTTCCTGTAGATGCTGAAGATATTGAAACACTTATAGATCCATCAGCATATTTATAAAATGGTTGTTTTGATTTATTAACTCCTCCTGCTGATACCGAGTCATCTTCATCAAATGAAAATGTTTGTACTTCAAAGTTTGTAGCTGAAGTTCTAAATATTTTTCTAATAGGATTATCTCTATGTGTTATAAATATTGTATCACCAAATTGTGCAAAGTTTAATTCAAACAATTGAGCTGTAGTCCAATTGCAGTTTGTAGTTATATTACTAGATAATGCAGTACCATTAATATTATAAACGTCCATTCTATTATTAGACAAAGCTATAATAGCTATTTCATCATCAGAAAATACAAAAGGTATTAATCTACATTCTGCAGGAAGTGTTGCTAAGTAATGAGTTCCTGGTCTTCTCATTACACCACCTTCTGCTAACAATGCAAAGTTTCTACATTGTTTAGCACCATTTATGTAAGCTGGAGTATCTGTACGAGTAGCAAGTAAAGGATTAAGTTCCCCTGCTGAAAAGTTGGTTATTACAGTTTTTAATGATCTTGCCATTATACATTAGTTCTCGTAGTATTTCTTAGGTTTATATATCTTGATGTATCAAGTTTTTTATTTGTAACTTCAGAAGCATCTATGTTTTTAGATATTAAAAATTGTCTATCTGCCATAGCTTTAAACTCTCTAATCATTCCTGCATCTCTTGCAACAGATCCTGCAAATAAAGATGCAAGTTCATATTCTAAAGCTAATCTAAAATGAGCTGGAAAGTATTCTTCTTCTACTCTGTAAATGTAATCTAATATTAAACTATGATTAGCTCCATATGTATTTACATAGATCATATCTTTGTATCTAGTATATGGAATTATATAATCATTAACTGATAATGAAACTATATGTAAGACTCCAGGATTAGCAGGTAATTGATATGCATATTCATACTTAGCTTCTGGAGCTGCAGTTAATAATGATAATTGTTTTTGATTAGTAGCAAACTTCCATCTATGTCTAGTTAATGAAGATTCTACTATGTCTTCATAAACATTAGAAGCAACAAGAGCTTCTGTACTTCCATCAGAAAAAGAAGATATAGGTGAAGCTCCTATCATTACTAATGCTCTTGCACATATATCTACTTTTGTTGTTGCCATAAATTCCTTAAATTAAAGTGAGGGCGAGTTGCCTCGCCCACACAAAGTTTAGCGTTATGCTAATAATACAGTTGTAACTGTACTAGAAGATGATGCTGAAACCATTAAAATGTCGACTACGCCATTTGAACCACCACTGTTAACAAAAATTATGTCACCAGCAGTTAAGTTTTCGTAATCAGCAAGAAAATAATCTGCATTATCTATATCGCCAATCGCATCTCCGTCAGTGTAATACCAAAGAGAATTGCTTGGACCCATCTGTGAAATTTTTTTCACAGGATTGTCTGTTGAGTAAGCCATATTATCCTCCTATTACTCCGCACATTTCTGTATTCTAATACCATCAGTATCAATTAATGTACCACCTATGCTTAGCATAGAAGTAATTAAGTGAGAAACTTTTTCTGGTATATAGTTTACTTCAGTTTTAACATCAGTACCGATACCTAAACCAAGAGATGATTTATGGAAAGCTACAGTATGTCTGTCAGTTGAACCAGAAGTTTCTAGTCCACTGTGTACAAACCATAAGAATCCTAACCATCTTTTAGCTGTCATTCCTCCAGCATATGGAAGCTCACCTTCGCCTACATATTCTACTCTAGAGAATTGATCTAGGTTGATTAGATCAGACCATTGTTTTGGTCCTACTACCCAGTATCTTTGTTGATCATCTGGTACGTCATTAGTATTGAAAAGCTCCATCATAGATTGAGCTTTGCCTAGATTCATTCCAGTACCTGTACCTGATGAGTTGTTAGCAAGTGCTGTTGCACTATTCATAATCCCAGTAATTACGCTATCAGTTTTTCTACCTAAAGCGTAAGCTGCAGATTGTGCAACCACTTGTCTTTCGTCAATGTTTACCTTTAACTCGTCTAACTTGTCAACGTAATCAGCTGCATAGTAATCAGTTAAAGTAGCAGACACATTGCTGTGAGAAAGATCCATTGCTACTACTTCAGCATGTCTTGCTTTAGTGTTAGCAGATCCTTTTGCTACCTTCTGAAACTTAACAGTGTTACCATTAACGCCATTCACTTGTCTTACTAGGTTCTTTAACTTAGAACCCATTCTTTGGTAAGCCATATGAACTTCAGCTTCGAATTGAGTTATAAAGGCATTAGTTATTGAGTTTGCCATTATTAGCTCCTTATTGTTAAGTTACGTTAATATCCGATTATCTTACAAATGCAGGGGACTGTTCTCCATTAAGGGCAATCATTGAACATTTTTAAGGTCTTGCAGCTAGAATAAATTTTAGAATGATTTTAAACAACGCACATTAAATCCATATTTTAGGTATAGTTATAACTTCTCCAAACTCTAACTTACCTTTCTCATCATATGAATATGTACCAAATAGTGTAATAGATTTTTTAGTTTCTTTATAAATCCACATTTGGCTACATACAGCTTTTGCTGGTTCTTGATTATCCATATCAGATTCAGAAATCCAACCAGTTTCAGAAACTGCATCTAGCCAGTGTAGATCCTTTTTAAGCTTTTTAAACTTAAAAGGTTTAGCTTTGGTTTTTTTGATACGCCTTTTCATAAAGCTCAGTTACTCTTTTGACATAACCAGGATCTCTTTTACTTGAATCCCAATATCTTGGATCTTGTAGCATAGCTTTAAGATCGTCTTCATTAGGAGTTACTGATACCTGTGTAGGCGTTGTAGGTATAGGACTATCTTTAGTCAGTTTCATTATTTCTTCAATAACTTTAACTCCTTCTGCAGTAGCAGCTAAAGATGAAAAAGTTTCATAAGATTCTGGAGATAAATGTTTTTTACTCCATAGCTCACTAGCTTCTATTCTTTCTTTAGCATTATCACCAAGCTTTTGCATCTCTGCATTTGCATCTGGTAAAGTAGCAATAGCATTATTAACAAATGCATTAACACCTTGATCAAATTGTTCTTGTGATAATCCATTTTGTTTTGCTGTTTCTTTCCACCATTGTACTATTTCCATATCATCAGATACAGAAACATCTACATTTTCTGGAAGCTCTGGAAGATTAACTTTATATTCTTCTGGAGTTTTATTTAGTTTTTCTTGTTCAATATCTGTTCTGATTTGTTTAGATAAATCTTCAGTTCTTGATCCAAGTTTTTTTTCAAGAGCATTATAACTAGAAGCTAAGTTTTCTAAATTAACTTCTTTTCTATCAGCGTCCCAAAATTTATCTTGTACAAATTCTGGTTTAGTCACAGCAGTTTGCTCTTGCGAATCTGTGGTGACTGGTGCATTTGTAGCATTATCATCTACCATCTTGTTCTCCTTTTTTTATTCTTGTTTGTATTATACCTGCAAGAAATCTCATTCCTTCTAAATGAAATAACTGGTTGCTATCAATGTTAGGACCAGCAACTGCTTCGGTAGTTATTGATTTGATATAGTCCAAGATGAGTTTACCATCATCTCCTTTGAATACTGTAGCAAAAGATTTGTTAAGATTAGACTCCTCACTTGGAGTTCTAATATAACCATCTATTGATTTTGTTTGTATTGGTTTTTTATCTTTTAAATTGTCCCATGCCATTATTGAGGTACTTCTCCTTCACTTGCGGAAGATTGAAGTTGGCTTATCTGTTGTACTATCTGTTGTTGTTCTTGTTCATCTCTAATTAATTTTTCTGGAAGATTCATTTTTTCTGCTAAATATTTTGCTGTTTCATTTTGATTTACAATTACATTTATCATTTGTGGTCCAAATGTACCAGCTATAATTTCATTAAATCTATTAACATCTGATATATCTTGCATATGTTGAGCTTTAGCTAATGGAGATCTTGCAGCTACTTTAACTTCTCTACCATTAACTTTAGGTAATTCTATTCTACCTTGTTTAGATAATAATCTAATTATTCTTTTTAATAATGGGTGGATAAGTTCAGATTGTAGTCTACCAAAAGAGGAACCTATTTGTCTAGATAGATCTGCCATTCTTTCAGAAACTTCTGTTGCTGTCATTGGTGTTCCTTCTGGTCTACCAAGAGTTTCCATGTATAAAGCTTTTTTAATATTCTGCCTCATATCTTGTAAGACTAATTGTGCTACATCAAAATTAGATGCTGCAGGAATAGGATTCAAACCTCTTGATCCCGGAGCTACAGGTATTAAAGATCCAGGCACTAAAGAAATATTATCTGGATTAATTACTCCATCATCTTCGTAAGTATATACTCCAGATACAGACATCTGTGCATTTTGTAATATTAATTCAATTGTAAGATTACAAGTTTTAATAGCACCCATTGCATTAAAAATTGGTCCTCTACCATAAACTTCACCAGATGCTTTGTTCCATCTAAATACTAAATATGGATTAGCACCTTCACCTGTATATTCTTCTTCAAAGATAACTGCTTTAGCATCTTGCATTACTACACAATATTTAAACTTCTCTACATTTTCTTCATAAACTTTGTAGATAGCTTCTATAATTGTACAATCTTTTTTCATTTTAAATGGATCAAAATTTTCTGGCATAACAGCTTTAGGATATAAAACAGATATATGTTCTGGCTTAACTACTCTAGTTCTGTAAACTGTATCTATTCTACCATCTGGTCCATTCATTAAACAAATCTTTGGTAATGGTACTGCTGTAAATTTTATAGGATTAACTGCATCACCTTCTTCTACAAGCATACACCCAGTACCTACAGCTAGATCCATAAAACATTCATGTATCTCTTGATTGAAGTTTGAGTTCTGTAATACTTCAAATACATAATCTGTTATTGCATCTAATGATTTATTTATTTCTGGTTTTTGTTCTTGTGGTATTTCAACACCTGCTTGGAAGTCTGCCCATCTAGCAAATGTAGGAACAATACCTGCTTGTAATCTAGATGCAAATTCTTGTACACCTACTACTGCTGTTTCATCAAATATCTTATCAGTTCTTTTTTGTCCTGGCGATTCTTCATAAAAAGATTCTCTATTAGGTAAGCAATACTCATATGCTTCTTCAAACTTTTCTCTCCAATGATCTTTAACAGATACAGCTTCTTGATATTTTTTTAAAATAGCTGTTGCTTTATCTTTTGAATCTTCGTAATGCATTTTTTAATTCTTCTATTTTTGTTTTTATTTTTAATATTATTTTATTTATTATTTTCATTTTCTATACCTTTTTGTTTTTGCTGCAACCCCTTTTGGTTGTTTAACAAATTGTTTACCTTTTTTAAACCCTTTTGCTTTAGCTCTGTTAGTAGCTGCTTTTTCTTTTGCAGAAAGAGCTTTCCAAGCTTTGTCTGGAAGATAACGTCTTTTACCTTCTGACTTCTTACCACTGCTCGTTCTCCACTTCTGTTTGCTCCATTTCGAAAGCTTGTTTGATTTTGACTTAGATCCTCTATAGCCTCCACCTGCTTTCTTATAAATCTTAACAGCAAGTTGCATAGCTCTTGCACTGTGTTTTCCTCCCATTCTTGCTTTGGCTTGAGCTTTAGCTCTTGCCCATAAAGCAGGTTTTGTTTTTTTTGCAGTAGCCATTATTTTTTCTTCTTATGTCTATTTGCAAAATTTCTAGCAGATTCTACACTTCTAAAACCCCAAGCTCTTAAAGCTAAAGCTTTTCTTGTAGGTCTGCCTTTAGAGTCTTTCATTGGTCCTTTCATTCCTGCGAACCTTGCAGCAAAGCTAACCTTTCTTCTAAACTTCTTTGTTCCTTTTGGTGGAGTCTTTTTAACTGGAGGTTTAAGATTAGCACCTTCTTTACGTTTAAAGTATGCTCTACCTTTTGCAGTTAATCCACCTTTAGGATTTTTATGTTCTTTTCTCATTAACCAAAAAAGCCTCTACCACCAGCTTTGGCAAATAGAGATCTAGCTCCT